AGCCCGTGTTCGTGGATTGCTTGCACCTTATCTCGATCCGAGATCGATGGTGGGCTAATGGCCGCCATATCAAAACTCCGAGCAGGTATAGCAACAGCCCTTATCGACAATGCTAAGTGGTCAGTTTTTAGCTTTCCGCCTGCAACCCCTATTGCTAACAGCGTCATCGTTGCACCTAGCGATCCTTACATTTCGCCGTCTAACGGATGGCACGCTTCTATCTCACCAATGGCTAATTTCACAATCTCAGTCATGGTGCCGTTGCTGGATAACGAAGGCAACTTAAATGGAATTGAGGACAATGTGGTCCGAGTGTTTAATCTACTCGCTGCATCCTCATACACCTACAACGTCACAGAGGTATCGGCTCCGGCTGTCCTCAGCGCCGTCTCAGGTGATCTACTTACATGTAACATCAATATCTCAGTCCTAACGAGTTGGAGCTAAAATGTCCGAGTGGGAAAAAGAGCAAGAAGCCTTCCTGATCAAGATCGGGCAGGTAGCACCATCAACACCAAAGCCAGCATCTACCAAGAAAGACGAGGAATAATCTAATGGCTGTATTTCTGAACAATGGAGTAGTCGTATCGGTTAATTCCGTCGATCTATCAGACCACGTTACATCTGTAACACTTAACCGCGCATTTGATGAGCTTGAAGTCACCGCAATGGGAGACTCAGGCCATAAGTTTGTAAAGGGTCTAGAAGCCGCATCGCTTACTATCGACTTCCTAAACGACACAGCAGCAGGCGAAGTTCTAGCAACCCTACAGGCTGCATACGGAACTAACGTAACTGTCACACTCAAGCAAACTTCTGCTGCTACATCTGCTACAAACCCACTTTACACAATGACATGCTTAGTCAATAACCTCACCGACATTAACGGTGCAGTTGGCGATCTAGGCACACAGTCTGTAACATGGAACGTATCAGGCACAGTAGTAATTACAACCGCATAATCTAACTAAACAAAGGGGCACAGCATGGCAAAGTTAATAGTCACAATGGCAGACAACAGCGTTACCGAAATTGAGATCACTCCTCGATTGGAGTACGCGTTCGAGCTATATGCTAAAAAGGGATTTCACAAAGCATTCCGCGATGATGAAAAGCAAAGCGACGTTTATTGGCTTGCATGGGAAGGCCTTAGACTAAGTGGAGTCAACGTTAAGCCATTTTCGGCAGACTGGCTCGATTCTCTAAAGAGTGTCGAGGTTGCTGAGTCTGACCCTTTGGCTTAGGCAGGGATAGCATCCACTATCTCATCGCTCGATTGAGCATTGAGACGGCTATCCCGCCACAAGATTTGATTGATTTAGATTCGTCAATGCTTCAAATGTTATTGAAAGCATTGAAAGACCGAGCGAAGGAGCAGAGCGATGCCTACAGAGCTAAAAGGCGCTAGTGCGCTTCGCAAGGCTCTCAAGCAATTTTCGCCTGATCTAGATAAAGAGACTCGTGATGAAATGGTTGGATTCCTAAAGCCATTGGTCAAGAAGGCTCGTGGTTATATGCCTGCCAATTCTGCAATGCCTTCGGGATGGGTAGGCACTAGCGAGCCGGGTCAATTCCCTAAGTATGACGCTGGCCTAGTTCGTCGAGGCGTTGGCTATAAATTGACACCGACAAAGCCTAATCGACAGGGTTGGATTTCTACAGTATCAATCCACAATAAGACCGCTGGCGGAGCAATCTTTGAAACTGCTGGACGCAAGTCAGGCAACTCAGGAAAGTTCACGCCACGCTTACAGGGCGCACTTGCAGGATCGGGAAAAATGCAAGGTCGCGCCATGTTTAAGGCGTATAAGGAAGATGAAGGCAAAGCTAAGGTTGGAGTAATTAAGGCGCTAGAAAAGGCTGCCGCTAAGTTTAACGCGAGAGGCAATATCTAAATGGCTGAATTACGCATCCCGATTACTAGCGAGTTCAAAGGCAAGAAGGCTTTTAATCAAGCTGGCAAAGCCACAACCGCGCTAGACAAAAGCGTCAAAAGATTGGGCTCAAGTCTGCTCGCTGTGTTTAGCGTTCAGAAAATTACCCAATTTGGCAAGGCCGCAGCTAAAGCATTTATAGAAGATGAGAAGGCCGCGATCCGCCTATCTCAGGCAGTAAAGAATTTAGGTCTCGCCTTTGAGATTCCTAATCTTGAAACTTTTATCAGTCAAATGGCAAGCGCTTCAGGCGTTACGGATGACCAACTTCGCCCATCCTTGCAACGTTTATTGCAAACTACTGGATCAGTCACCAAATCCACAGAATTACTCACGCAAGCCCTAGACATCTCACGCGGATCAGGTGTCGATTATGAGACTGTAGTCAATGATTTAACTATGGCTTATGTAGGTCAAACTCGTGGACTTCGCAAGTATTCTCTAGGCCTGTCTCAAGCCGAGCTTAAAACTATGAGCTTTGCAGATGTTCAGAAAAGACTTACGAAACAATTCTCGGGTGCGAATGCTCAATACTTAACTACTTACGCTGGCAAAATGGGCATTTTATCTAATGCTGCAGGCGAGGCGCAAGAAACCATAGGTAAAGGCTTAGTCGATGCTTTGACGTTATTAGCTGGTGAAGGTGACTCAATTCAACCACTAGCCGATTCAATGGCCGAGTTCGCGACAGAAATTTCTAATGCTATTACTGGCATAGCCGTTTTGATTAACAAAATTAAATCTATTCCCGGCATAGATTTTTTTGCTCGTAATTTAGGTACTACTACTGATTTATTACCTAATACTGGAAACATAAAAAAAGCCTTTGAATTTCTTAGTCGTTTAGGTAAAGAGCCTACGCCGGGAATGGGTGGCTATCCAAGCTCAGCTTTAGGCCCGGGTTATATTGATCCAAATGATGCAGCTCGAAAGAAGGCAGAAGCCGCTGCCCTCAAGCGTGCCAAAGAATTAGCCGCATTACAGAAGAAAACACTTGATACACAGAAAAAGCAGAATGCTTTGCTCAGGGCTTCCAAGACTCTTAATCTAGAGGCCATCAGTATTGAAGCAGCCTTGAAGGGTCAGATCAGCGAGACAGATCGCCTATCTTTGCTATTGCAGAAATCAATCCTAGAAGGTAACGCTAACTTAGCCACTCAGTTATCAGATCAACTAGAAGCAGCAATCAAGCGACAGAATGAACTGCGCCAGTTATTGATGACTACTCCAGAGGCTCCGAATCCTTTCCGTAACTGGACACTACCTCAGGACTTGCTCACCTATACCGCCGCATCCCTTGGCGTATCTGTCGCACAATTACAGACAACACCAGTAGCGCCATCTTCGAGCTTCTCAGATGCTCAGATGGAATTGATGTCAGCCGTCAATTCATATCAGCGAGCAGATCAACAGGCGATCAACATCGAGGTCTATCTAGATGGCAACGCAGTCACAGGAGCGATCACAGAAAGCCAAGTCAATCAGTCTTTATCTGGCACATTTAGCGACATTAACCGAGTAGCAGCTAGAGGCTCTGTAGGTATTCGATGAGCCTTCCCGCCACGATATCGGTCTCATTCGACTTTAGCCAGGGTGCAACATTCGGCTATCCGTTTACTATTGGCGACCCTATCAACGGCGTTATCGGAGTCTCTCAGTTCGCAGCGACAGAAGTCCCAGACCCAGTAGTCGATCTCAGTAGCGTCACCCGGTCGATCAAGATCAGCCGTGGCCGTAACATCATGAGAGACACCTATGAGTCTGGCTCATGTACAGTCCGAGTCCTAGACCCTGACTCATACTTCAACCCTCAAAACACGGCTAGCCCATACTTCGGCTACCTGACCCCACTCCGTAAGATCCGCGTGGCGGCTACTACTGCGACCACGCAGAACTTCTTATTTTCAGGTTATGTCGATTCATATAAGTATTACTATCCAACAGGCCAGGAGATTGGCTACGTTGATATTGTCTGCAATGACGCCTTCCGTCTATTTCAGATGGCTAACGTCTCTACAGTAAGCGGAGCAACGGCAGGCCAGACCACAGGTACACGCATCACTAAGATTTTAGATCAGGTCTCATTTCCTACATCGATGAGAATCACCGACACGGGATCGACCACCGTACAGGCAGACCCGGGCACAGCTCGCACATCTTTGCAAGCCCTTAAGGCGGCTGAGTTCGCAGAGCAGGGCGCGTTCTTTATTCGTACAGACGGCACAGCCGAGTTCAAGGATCGTAACGATGTAGTCGGATCTCTAGCACCTGCACCTATCGAGTTTAATCAGACTACAGGCATCCCATACTCAGACCTTAAATATGCCTTTGACGACAAGCTCATCATTAACCAAGCCAGCATGACACGTCTAGGCGGCACAGCCCAGACTGCCGTGAACGTTGATTCATCGGCTAAGTACTTCCCTCATGGCACTACCGTGACAGAGATGATCCCAGAGACAGATGCTCAGGTTCTAGACATTGCCAAGATATATGTAGCAACTAGAGCAGAGACAACGATCCGCATCGATCAGATGACGGTCGATCTATTGGACACAGCCGTCCCAACAGACACCATGATTGGCCTTGATTACTTTGATAATGTCAAGATCACTAACGTCCAGCCAGACGGCTCGACAATTGTTAAAACCTTGCAGGTTCAAGGCTTGGCATGGGACATCACCCCAAATTCAATGAAATGCACGGTAACAACACTTGAGCCTATAGTCGAGGGATTCATCATCGGATCATCGACTTACGGTATAATCGGACAATCCATAATGGGTTACTAGGAGATAAACAATGGCAACAGGCTTCCCAGCATCAACAGGCGACATCTTTACAGCCGCGGATTATAACGGTCTAGTAACCTTCGACGTCAAGGCAGATCAGACGGCAGACTATACAATCGTATTGGCCGATTCTTATCAGATGCTTATCCCGATGAACAAGGCAACAGCCGTGAACTTGAGCATCCCTACTAACGCCACAGCGGCCATCCCTGTTGGTTCAGTCATTACCGTACTTAATAAGGGCGCAGGCGCAGTTACCATCAAGGCTGTCACATCTGGCACTACTACAGTCTTATCCGCTGGTGCTACAGCGGCTCAACCTACCCTTGCTCAATATAAATCAGCAGCTTGCATCAAGACAGCCACAGACACCTGGTACGTCGTAGGTGCAATCGCATAATGCTTAACAATATCGCAGGGGCTTTAGGTGGTGGCGCGGTTGCGTTAAGTCCTGTTTCAGGCATGTCAGTTTGGTACGACGCCAATGATGCAGGTACTTTCACTTATTCGTCATCCAATATCATTAGCCAATGGGGCGACAAGTCAGGCAATTCTAGAAACGCCACACAAGCGACTGTATCCTCACAGCCTACTCGCGTCACTAGCGTAATCAACGGGTTGCCAGTAGTGCGCTTTGATGGATCAAATGATTTTCTTGATTTTACAAACATTCTTAATGCCGACACTTCTTTTACAATTTTTTGGGTATTACGTCCGCGTAACGTCACTCTTGGTACTTATCAGCCATCCTTTAGCAGCGCAACCTCTCCCGATACCGATGATGGAGCTTTGCATTATATTAACCCTAGCGGCCAAGGCGCTTCATACCCATTCCAAACAAAATCTTGGCAGAGTTACGACAATGTAAATACTTATGTAAACAACACCTCTTACCTTATGGAGTTTATTGCCGACGGCAGCGTATTTAAGGTATTTAGAAATGGCACTCAAGAATCCGTAAATAAAAACGTAGGTTCTGCTCCAAGTTACTCAAAAACGGTTATCGCATATCAAAATAACCCCGGCGGCCGTTATGGTGCATTCGATTTTGGTGAAATTCTTATTTATAACACAACACTATCTGGTTCAGATGTAACCACTAATCGAAACTACCTAAATGCTAAGTGGGGTCTGTAATGGATAAATGGTACTCATTTGATTCTATCGAATCATTTAACTCATGGCATGAAGCTCTTAAAATTGCTTTAGGTTATCCCCTACCTTCTATTGATAGCGAAGGAAATATAGTAGGTGAGCCTTTTAGCACCGATTACACATCTGTTACTAAAGTAACTGATAATGACTTCAGGGCTGTAGTCGAAGACGAATACGCCAAGGGTCTTACGCTAAGCGAGCAGCCTATTTTTACTGAAAAACCGATGGGTGATATAAATGAAACCAATACTTTGTAAGGCTGGGCAACAGCTGAGAGAACAATTCGATGACACCTTCCCAGATCGTGATAGGCGTTCCGATGGCTGGATCGGCGATCTCCGTCATTCAGCGCGTCCTTCTGACCACAATCCTGATCCATCGTCAGGGGTGGTTAGAGCCATCGATGTCGATCGAGATGTTCATAAGTCAGGCAAGCCCGACCTCATGCCCGATATTGCAGATCAGCTTCGACTCGCGGCAAAGGCAGGCGAGAAGCGAATTGCCTACATTATCTTCGACGGACGAATTGCATCGTCTCGCATGGGCTGGCGCTGGCGAAAGTATTCGGGAAGCAATCCGCATCGGGCGCATTGCCACTTTTCTTTCACTAAACAAGGTGATACGGACGGCTCTTTCTTTAATATCCCGTTACTAGGAGACAAATAATGGAACAAGCAAAATCACTAGCAGCATCATGGGCTCGATCATTCTTAGCTGCTGCATTGGCGCTATACATGGCTGGCGTTCAGGATCCTAAGACATTAGCAATGGCCGGGGTTGCAGCAGTAGCGCCTGTCATCTTGCGCTGGCTTAACCCTAGCGACGCATCCTTTGGCGTAAATAAAAAGTGACACAGACGGATTTCTTTACCCTTTACTTTGCCAGCCTTGCAGTAGTTGGCGGCCTTTCAGGCTTCGTCATTACTCACTTGCTGTCTGAAATTAAGCGCTTGCATGCGCGTGTCGATGAGATCTACAACATACTTCTCGAGCGATAATTTTTACATGGCAAGAAAAAAGGTTATTGACCTAGACACTTACAATGCTCTTGACGCATACGCTATTTCTATGCATGAGTTCTATAAGTCTCTACGTCGTGCCGGATTTGCTGTCGATCTCTGTCTAGCAATTATCACAGACCGAGGCGCCTATCCTGACTGGATCTTGCCATCGATCCCTGACCGAGTGGATCGCCTACCCTACGAGGACGACGACGAGGATTAATGAAGCGCATTGTCATAGTGAGCGACCTACAGGTTCCCTTCCACGATCGACACGCAGTTAAGAATCTAGCCAGCTTTATCAGTAAGTTCAAGCCGCACGAGGTAGTGACGATTGGCGATGAAATTGATTTCAATACGATCAGCAAATGGTCAGAAGGGACTCCCGAGGCCTATGAACAGACTCTTGGAGATGATCGCGATGAAGCTGTTCAAGTCCTTTACGACTTACAGGTCACGCAGACCATAAGGTCTAATCACACAGACCGCCTTTACAATCAGATCATGAGGAAGATTCCCTCATTCCTATCCTTGCCTGAGTTACGCTTTGAAAAGTTTATGAAGTTCGATGAGCTTGGCATCACCTTCCATAAGAGGCCATACAACATCGCGCCTAACTGGATTGCAGTCCATGGGGATCACACCCCTATTAAGTCACAAGGGGGTCTCTCAGCCCTTGAGGCGGCTCGTAGGCACGGAAAGAGCGTCATATCGGGTCATACCCATAGGGCAGGACGATCGAGCTTCTCAGAGGCCTCAGGGGGCCGAATAGGCCGTGTCCTGCATGGCGTAGAAGTCGGCAACCTCATGGACTTTTCTAAGGCAAGCTACACAAAGGGATCGGCTAACTGGCAACAGGCTTTCGCCATCATGTATGTGGACGGAAAGAATGTTCAAGTCGATCTTATCTACATCGAGAAGGATGGGACATTTGTGGTTTCAGGCAAGCGCTATGGACGACCTAGATAACGATCTAGCGCGGTCGATTGATGATCACATAGACGATGCAGAATCGTTACCATTTCGTTATCAAAATAACCTTGACCTAGGCTAGACATCTGTCATTCTTATCTCATCGGCGAAGGGCGTCGATAAGAAAGGGCAATTATGTTTGATCCATCTTTAGGCGATGCAGTTGTAATGATCCTGCTATCTGCCATATATTTCCACTTAGGCCGTATCGTCGGCATTCGCGTTGGTTATCTCAAAGGTCGCAAAGCTGTGAGAGATTACTACGCATCGAAAGAAAGGGTTAAAGTGTGAAAGCAAGTGATTTCCTCAACGAAGCAAAGGCAACAATTCAAGATCGTGGAATGGACTACGGACACCCGTCGGACAATATGTCCCGAACCGCATGCCTATGGTCAGCATTCTTGCAAATGCCTGTTACTGACTATCAAGTGGCATCATGCATGGCACTGGTCAAGCTCGCACGAAGCATGGAGTCTGCAAAGGTCGATACATACATCGACGCTGCAGCCTATCTTGCAATAGCAGGGCAACTACACACAGAGGAGAATGAGCTTTATGTTTAACCTAGAAGATTATGAGACAGTAGAAGAAAGACTTATCAAGTTTTGGAAGGATCATCCCGATGGGCAAATTCACACGAAGTTACTTGATCAGTCCGCTGGTCGTTTTATTGTTGAGGCTTCTATATATCGCACAGAGGCAGATCACAGGCCTTGGACTACTGGACTGGCAGAAGAGACCATCCAAGGGCGCGGAGTCAATGCGACAAGTGCGCTGGAAAATTGTGAGACTAGTGCTATTGGTCGAGCGCTTGCTAACGCCGGATATGCGACGAAGGGAAAGCGTGCGTCACGAGAAGAGATGGCGAAAGTTGGTGCGGCGCAAAAGACTGTGGCACTTATAGACGAAACTAAGGCCAAGATGCAACAGACATCGGGCGAATACATTCCCGTAGTGAAAGAGGACGATCCATGGACTATCAAGCCAGCGACTATGCCGCCCACAATGGGGGAAGCTGTATCGATGGTGAAAGAGATCATTGGCGGCCAAACAGAGAAGGATATCCCGAGATGCCCACATGGCGACATGATTTGGAAAACTGGTCAATCGGGCGCCGGTAAGGCATGGGGACATTTTAAGTGTCGCAACGCTGTGACAGGCGAGCTGACTCGATGCCCCAAGGGTGAGGATGTCATTTGGTATGAGATCAACAAAGAAGGCGCATGGCAACGACAGAAGGCGAGAGTCTGATGGGACGTCTACAGTTTCAGAATCAAGATGGTGAGTGGGAGTCATTCCCAACAGAGGACGAAATAGCACGATCTAAAGAAGTCCAGGCAATTTTAGAAGAATTTACATTTATGACTCGGTGCTGTTTATGTAATGATTCAATACCCGTGTCAGAGATAAAAGTAAATCTTACTAACAAAGCGTGGTCATGTAGAAAGTGTCACGCGGTCAATGGCCTCACAAAGCCGTAAATACAGGGGATTCTCAACCGAGCGAGTGGTCGCACGTTACCTTTCGGAGTGGTGGCCACATGCGGATATCGGTCGAGGGGCTGGAAAAGATATAACACATGTTCCGTTCGACATGGAAGTTAAGGCTAGATCGGCGTTCCAGCCTAAGGCATGGATCGATCAAGTCACCAAAAGAGCTAGCAAGTCTCAAGACTTGCCCATCGTGGTGTGTCGCTTAAATGGTCAGGGAGAAAGTAGTCCACAAGACTATTTGGCCTTTATGCGGCTTGGTGATTTGGTCGATCTATTGCTGAGTTCAGGTTACGGGGATTTCAAGGGTGATCGAGATACACTAGAGCCTATGAGATGCAAGATGTGTGGCGCATGGGCCTTCACGGAGACTTGCCGGACATGTCAGGTGGATCCCGATGCCAACTTATGAGTTTGAGTGTGACAATGAGAAGTGCGAAAGTAATGCACGCATTGAGGAATGGCTCAGCATTACCGAGCCTCATGACCTAGAGTGCCCATTCTGCCATTCACCTATGCATAAGGTTTACAGCTCTATAGGGGTATCGTTCAAGGGATCAGGCTTCTACAGTACGGACAATCGATGAAGATCGGGAGTCTATGTACTGGCTATGGTGGTTTAGACATGGCTGTAGAGGCTTATTTCAATGCTGAAACTGTTTGGTGCGCTGAGTACGATAAGAATGCAAGTTATCTCATAGAAAAAAGATTTAACATCCCCAACTACAAAGACATCAAGTCTATTGATTGGACAACATTAGAACCCATAGACATCATGACCGCTGGTTACCCATGTCAGCCTTTTAGTGTTGCTGGGTCAAGACAAGGGAGTAATGATGAAAGACATCTTTGGCCATATATCAAAAAAGGAATTAGCGTACTTAGACCTAGATTCGTCATCTTGGAGAACGTGCGAGGGCATCTCAGCCTCGGATTCAAAGAAGTTCTTGCAGACCTTACCGAAGTCGGGTATGACGCAAGGTGGCAAGTTGTTCGAGCTAGTGACGTCGGAGCGCCGCACCAAAGAGCAAGGCTCTTCATTATTGCCTACCCCTCTAACAACGGATTCTCATCGGGGTTCACCTGCGGATCTGAGAAGAGATTCACCGGGACTCAGAGTGATGGATCTATTACCGACTCCGACTGTGATGCATGTAAGGAACCACGACGAACCTCTATATGCCTATGCTCAAAGAGTCAAGGATTACG